GGAGCGTCGGCTCCGGTTCGACGTCAACGCCCTCTGTGATATTGAGGACGCGCTCGGGGAATCCGTGGGGACGGCCTTCACGGATGGGAAGGCGGGAATCAAAACCCTGCGGACCCTGCTCTGGGCCGGGCTCAAGTGGGAGGACCGCACTCTCACCCCGCAGAAGGTGGGCGACCTGCTGAACGCCTACCTCGAGAACGGCGGCACGATTGACGTCGTGGGCGACACGGTGGGCCGTGCGCTTGCGACCTCGGGACTCATCGGAAAGGAAAAGGACGACACGGAGGAGAAGGGGACTCCGACGGGAAACCCTCCTCCGGGGGCGGCTTCGCCGAGTTGATTTCGTCGTTGGAGGATGTGGCCTTCGGGCCATTGGCGATGCGCCCGGATGAATACTGGACCGCGACCCCTGCGGAAATCAGGGCCGCGATAACGGGATGGAAGTGGAGACGAGAACGAGAACATGAGCGGGACGCGTGGATGCTTGCGAATCTTATCCAACCTTGGACAAAGAGGCGTCTCCGTCCCGCCATGTTTCTCGGCGGTGGCATGAAACAGCACGAGGAGGACAAGAAGGTGAAGTTGCGACGGATGCTCGACGAGGCGAAACGAAGGGCCGAGGCATAAACAATGGCGACCGGAAATCTGGGTAATATGTTCGTGCGGATTGGGGCCGATATTTCCGACCTCGAAGCGAAGTTGTCGAAATCCACGACCGCCATTGGCAAGTTCGGCAAGACGATGGGGAAGATGGGGTCGGTTATGACCCGTCTTGTCACCATCCCAATGACGGGCATCGCAACCGCCGCCGTTATCGTCGGCTCGAAATCAGACCAGTTAAAAAATTCATTTTCGGCGTTGTCGCAGAAGTTGGAAACCGTGGGTCAGCGATTTTCTTCGGCGCTGGCTCCTCAAATCGAAACGGCAATACAGGCGTTTGATGTTTTCCTTGAAGTTGTGTCGGATGCAATTCGGGTGTTCGCGTCCCTGCCGACATGGGTAAAGAATACGACCGTTGCGTTTCTCGCGCTGGCAACGGTAATCGGGCCGCTGATGAAGGTCGTGTCCGGGGTTGCAATCGTCCTTGAAAGGTTGTTGCCGTATCTGATACTCGCGGGGAAATATGTCCTCGCGTTTGCCGCGACGACGGGCGGGCTCATCACGATAATGGTGGCTCTGGCCGTGGCGATTCCGGCGGTCGTCGCATGGTTCTACAAGATTGGCAACTCGGGTGGTGTTGCTTCGGGAGCGTTGAAGGAAATAAAACTTTCCTCCGAAAAAGCGAAGGAGGCCCTCGACAGGTTGCAGAAAATCGCAACCGAGAAAATGTTTCAAGAGGAGGACTACAAGGTATCTGGCGACGCGCTGAAATTCCTTGCCGCGCAGATTAAATCCACCGAGAAGGCATACGAGGGATTTATCGAATCAGCGACCGAGTTCAAGAAAATCGGGCTCGTCAAGGAAATGAACGAGCAGGAGCAAGCGGCCAAGACGAATCTGATAAAAATTCAGAACCTGACCGAAACCTATAACCAGTTGAAATCAAGCATCGAATCCGTTGCGAAGGCGATTTCCGGTGGATTGACGAATGACGCGCTTGGTTCGTTGAGTGACCAGTTGGCAATAGCGAAATCGGATTTCAAGGGTTTTACGGAAGCCGCGGCGAAGGCGGCTCACGCTAGCAATCTTGGCGATTTTGAAAAACAAATCACGCAGGCACGGGATGCGGCAACGAAAATACGCGAAATTAATGTTGCGATTTCCGGTCTCGAAACCGCTAAAAAATTTGAGCAATTATCCGTTGCCGTTTCGGAAGCATCTGGCCGCTTGTATCAAAACGCAAACGGATACCGTGATTTATACGGTGTCGTGCAGACGACGACGGAATTGCTTGCCGCTTACGACGCCGAATTGAAAGCGATTGCAACGAGCGAATACGTCAACCTTGAATTGCTCCGGCAAAAGATAGCGGCCTATCAGCAGGTGAAGGAAGCATCAATACAGGGTCAGATTGTCGAAGCGGCATGGGTCGGTGTCGGGGAAAGCATTGGGACGGCGCTTGGGGGAGTAACCGACGCCTTCGCGCAACTCATCGTCTACGGAAAATCATTCGGCGCGACGATGAAGCAGATTTTCCGGGACATGGTATCTGACATTATCTCGCAGATTTTGAAAGCCATTATCAAACTGCTCGCGTTCCGGGTCGTGCTGTCGCTGTTCCCCGGTATGACGTTACCCGGAGGCGGGGGAGGATTCGGAAAACTGCTTGGGGCGGCACTCGGGGTGCAGGGCTTGGCCGAGGGTGGCATCGTCTATGGCCCGACGCTCGCACTCGTGGGCGAGGCTGGACCGGAGGCCGTAATCCCGCTGAATCAGTTGCAGGGATTCGGGACGCAGACGATTAACGTGGACCTCGACGGACGACGGATTGCGGAAAGCACGGTACGGAATATGCCCTCGGTCCTTCGGGTCCAGACGGGCATCATGCAATAGGAGGGAATCATGGCCGACGTGTTCAACGACCTCGTTCTCAACAGCGAGGGGATTTACAAGGGCGGCGCGAGCGACAATACGGGCTACCCGGAGGGCGGAAAAATCCGCATCAAGGTTTTCTCGGTGAACGAGTCCGACGAGGAAACACTGCTCGGGTCCATCTCGACCCCGGCGATGGCCGACCCCGGAAGCGGGATGAAATGGTACTGGCGCATCCGGGCGTGGGCCGAGAAGTTGGGAGGGTAACTCCGTGGCGTATTACAAAGACGGCGGCGTGGAGTGTACGGAAGCCGAGTGGTCGGAACTTTATAACTCGGCGTCCCGCATCATCGGGAAACAAGCGTATATGCTTAACTCCGTCCTGCTTCTGGCGTGGGGTGAGTACGAGGGATTCGCGGCTGACGCCGTCTGGGTGGTCAAGGTGGATTCGGACGTCGAAAAGAATCCGGCCTTCGCGGGGCGGACGTACAACTTTGCGTGGAAGGTGGACGCGATTTCCAAGTTGCTCGACCTCTACGCGGAGGTTGATTCGGCGCGAGGGGTACAGATATGAATTTCCGCTGTCACGATTGCGGCGCGATATTCGCGTGGAATCTGAAACCGCCGTACTCGTTTCAGGGCGGCGCACGGATGGAGAACGGGGTGATGGAGTGCGGCTTCGTGAACGGTGAACGGCCACGGTGCGAGAAGTGCAAGAAGGAAAAGAACGAGGCCGTATTCTTTGGCGCTCGGCTCGGAGTGCGGTCCAGCGTGTCGGCGACCGTACTCCATGCCGTGAAGGGGAATTAAATCATGGCATCACGATACGCGGTCAGCGGCGGCACCGGATGGAATGACATGAACTCGTGGGCGTCCTCCTCGGGCGGCGCGGGTGGGGCCGGGGTGCCGACGTCCTCGGACGATGTTTTCTTCGACGTCAATTCTCCGTCGCTCTCGATTGACGTAGCCGCCGTCTGCAACTCGCTCGACTCGACCGGATACACCAACACGCTGACGCAGGGGAGCGGATTCACGCTCGTAATTACCGCTGACCTCAAGTGGGCGGCGGGCAATTTCTCGGGTGGAAATTCCAATATTACCTGTCACGGATACTACCTGTCCGGCGGGACGTTCACGAACACGACGGCAATCCTCTACGTACTGACCGGAACCGGGGCCGCAACCTATTACACCAAGACGGGCGGGACGTTCACCTCCAACGGCGGGACGGTATATTGCCAGACAATAAACAAGGCCGGATACTTCACGCCGGGTGGAACGGGGAGCGGAGATGATTTCGATGCGCTTACGCTGTCACAATCAAATGCGGCATGGTATCCGCTCGGCGATACGCAAGTGAACGGGGATTACGTATGCCAAGCGATGGTAAATGCTGGTTACGACTTCACCATCGGCGGCAACGTTACTATGTCCGGGTCGTACTATGATTCCGGTAGTGGCGTGTTCACGTTGACGGGAACAGGCAAGACGTTAAACATGAACGTGACGCATTCTTCGTTCTCGGTATCGTTCTATGACTTCACCGTGACGGGAACCTACACGGGCTCCGGCACCGTAACGCTTATGGTGCGGCATACGCTCACGGTTGGAACTGGTGCGTCATTGTCCAGTATTCTCAATTATCTCTATATCGGCGATACTGGAACGGTATCGAACAGTGGAACTATCTCGTTTGGAGCGTCCGCTTCGCTACAAATTGCCGGAGCGAATTTGGAGAACGCGAATATCTGGACCGGGAATAATCCCGCCGAATTTCCGACCGTGTATGCGTACATCTTGGTTTCAGAAACGCGCACGCTCTACGCATGGTCGTGGCTCGCCTATGTTAACAACCTGTATCTGGAAGGGTATCCGGGTGCGGCGGCAGTGTTCACGTTGAACACGACCTACAACATCGGGTCGTCACTCGGAACGAACAAGGGCGGAATCAATTTCGAGATGGCCTATTCGACGGGCTCGTTCACGGCGAATCTGTCCGGCGCTACCATCAACGCAAAATATTATGTCCTGCTCCGCGCAAACTCCACCGTCAACGTGACCGTAAATACGGGAACCGGGAATGTCAATACGTCCATCCTTGATTTTGTCGGAACGGGTGCGGGCTCCGAAATTCTGAATGCCGGGAGTGGAACGTGGACCATCACTTCGGAAGGGGCCGGGACGCATCGCATTGACGTCGGCGGCGGGACGTTCGCCGCGCAAACCGCAACGTGGCTTCTGGCCGGGGCCGGGACCATGACCGAATACACGGGCCACGCATTCTACAACCTGCAATTCGCCGACGTATCCAAGCAGATTACATGGACGGCGGGGCAGACGTGGAGCGTCACGAACGCCATCACGAATAACTGTACCTCCACCCGGAAGTCAACGTGGCGGGCCTCGACGACCTCCAACTACTACCTCAATTCCAGCCAGACCCCGACGGACCTCGGGGACAACTTCGACGTCGCCCGGTGCGATGCCTCTGGCGGCAACAACATTGATATGTACGGCTCGACGGATTCCGGCAACAACACGAATATTGATTTCACCGCCCCTGTGACGGTGGCGGGACGCAGAACCTTATCGCCCGTTGGGACCCGGATGGGTTCCCGGCAAGTTCACGGAGGGTAGAATGAAACTCATAAAACAATCATCCACCGCACGGGTGCTCGCTTTTCTGATGGTGGACAGCACCGACCATGTCACGGGCAAGACGCTTCTGACTCCGACCGTGACCCTCTCCAAGAACGGGGCCGGATTCGGCGCGTGTGCCGGAGCGGTGAGTGAGGTTGGTTCCGGGTGGTACAAGGTCGCGGGGAATGCGACCGACTCCAACACCCTCGGGTCGCTCGCACTCCACGCGACGGGCGCGGGCGCGGACCCGACTGACACGGAATTTGAAGTTGTGGCCTTCGACCCGCAGGACGCGACCTCGCTTGGCATCAGCCGGATTGACGCGGCAATTTCCTCGCGCTCGACGTTCAACCCCGCAACTGATACGGTGGCAACGGTGACGAGCGTCACCAACGACGTCGGCATCACGCAGACCGGGGCCGACAAAGTTTGGTCGAGCGCGGCCAGAACGCTGACCTCCTTCGGTACCCTCGTTTCGGATATTTGGGCGAGCGGGACCCGGACGCTTACTTCATTCGGGACTCTGGTCGCGGACGTCTGGGCGTATGCGACGCGAATCCTCACCGCCGCGACAAACATCACGAGCGACGGCGGGACGATTGACCAGACGAAGATTGCGTACCTTGACGCGGCGGTGTCCTCGCGGTCCACGTTCAATGCGGCGACGGATACGGTTGCCAACGTGACCACGACGGCGAGCGTGACGAATGACGTCGGGATTACCCAAGCGGCGGCAGACAAGGTCTGGAACACGGCGGCGCGGACCCTGACCTCCTTCGGGACGTTGGCGGCTGACGTCTGGGCGTACAGCACCCGGTCGCTGACGACCTTCGGGACTCTCGTTTCCGATATTTGGAGTGCGGCGACCCGGACGCTGTCCTCGTTTGGGACGCTCGTCGTGGACATTGACACACAGTTATCATCCACGCATAGCGCGGGCTCGTGGTCGGCGGTGGCGGCAGAAACCGACCTCAAGGACACTGCGACCACGCGGGGCATCATCGCTCGGGCCATGAAGAATATGGACGTCTCGGCGACGTCGCCCGTGACGGGTTCGGTATACGACGATTTCGACGCGGCCAAGACGGCGGCACAGGCCGGGGATGCCATGACGCTGACCACGGCGTATGATGCGGCCAAGACCGCCGCGCAAGCAGGGGAGCAGATGGACCTTGTTGACGTCCCGAACCCGACGGCGGTCACGGCGATTCAGTCTGGCCTCGCGCTCGATTCGACGGTGGCGAAGGAAGCAACGACCGCGAAGGATGCGACCGTGGCAAAAGATTCGACCGTGGCGAAGGACGCCGACACCGCGAAGGAAGCGACGGTGAATGGAATCCCGGCGGCGGTGGACGTGACCCTTTCGGCGGCGCACGGGTCCGGGGATTGGGACGCGGTTTCGACCAACGTCAAACTGGCCTCCGACGGGCTCGATAACGTGGTCGTGGAAACCGGAGTCAACGCCCGGCAGTCGTTGGCGGCGATTCTGGCGACGACCTCCGGGGTGTCCTCCGGCCAGTCCGGGGCGACCCCGACGTTCAAGAACCCGGCGGGCTCGGCGACGCGGGTGGTGGGAACGGTGGACGAGGACCGGAACCGGACGGCGGTCACGCTGACGCTCCCGGTGTAGAAGCGAAAGCGACATAGGGCCTAGAATCGCTTCCGATGGCCTCGGATGGGGAATCCCCCCGTCCGGGGCCTCGGAATAGCAGGGCGGGGGGGGGTTAGGGGGGTTGCCGGGGCGTTTAGGGTGGGGGAATAGGCGACATGGGCGTATGGTGGAACCACTCGTGGGGCAAACGGGTCCTCCTGACCGACTCCGACCCGCAACCGGACGGGCGGGTCAAGGTCGTAATCCGCAACTCCAGAATCAACTACGCCAACTTTAAATCCAACGGCGACGACCTCCGGTTCGTGGCGCTCGACCATGTCACGGTTCTGCCGTTTGAAATCGAGCGGTGGAACGCCGCCGGGGACTCGACCGTCTGGGTGAAGCCGAAGGCCGGGGACGTCGGGTTCTACCTGTACGCCGCGAACTCCGGCGCATCTAACGCGAGCGACTCGGAGGACACTTGGGACGGGACGCCGCAGGCCGTCTGGCACTTCGGGGAATCTTCGTCCGGGCCGTTCCTCGACGCGACCTCAAATTCCTATGACCTCACGGCCTACACGCCGGGATACATCAAATCCACCGACGGGCTGAACGCGAAGCAGATTCAATTCCACAACGACGTCGCGGGGCAATTCAGCGCCGCCTACAAAGGGGCCTCGACCGCGCTCAACCTGCTCCCGGCAACCTTCGATTTCGTGGTGACGCTCGCCGACCTCGGGACGCAGAATTATACGCTCATCGAAAAATATCTGGCGTTCCATATCGGATTCAACGCCTCGCGGCAGATTGTCCTTTCGTGGACCGTGAGCGGGTCGGTGACGCCCATCCTGACGAGCAATCAAATCTTCGCCTACGATACGCCCTACCATGTCCATATCACCGTGCGGAACGAAACGATTTCCGGGTTCGGCGAGGTTCGGATTTACGTCAATGGCGTCCTCGACAATTCTATCCTCAAGGGATTCGCCTTCGTCACGCCCGTTGCCAATCAGACCATTTTTGTTGCCCGAAACGTAACGACAGCGACGGGCTACCTCATCGGCTCGGTGGACGAGTTCCGGGTGCATGGCGATTATAAAGACGCCGGATGGATTGCCTCCGACCACAAGAGCGAGATGGACACCCGGCTCATCTGGGGCGAGGTCGAGACGGCCCCGGCGCATTGGCTTGAGTTCATCATCGCGGGAACCGACCGGACGAAGTACGTTGTCCCCGGTACGTTTGAAATCAACGACCGTTACAACAGCCGGAGGACTGGCCGCTTTCGGATGGTGGACCAGACGAACTACCGCAAGAGCGCCATCGTCCCCTACATCCCCGTCGTCGGCAATTCGCTCGTCATTAAATACGACGGCGTCAAAATCTTCGCCGGACAAATCGAGCGAGTGAAACGAAACGTCCCCCTGAAGAACGCGCCGATGTTCCATGACGTCGAGTTCGTGGATTACACCTGCATCTGCGACCGTCGTCTGGTCGCCCGGATTTATTCCATCTCGCAACTGGCCGGGAATATCGTCAAGGACATTGTCGCCAAAGACCTCTCCGGCGAGGGAATCTCCACGACCTACGTCGAGGATGGGCTCACGATTGCCCGGAGCGTATTCCCCTATGTCACCGTCACGGAGGCGATTTCGGACCTCGCCAAAATCTGCGGGTATCAATGGGAAGTTGACTACGACAAGAATCTCCGCTTCTACGACCCGACGACAAATCCCGCGCCCTTCGGAATCGCGCAGGGTTCGGGGAATTACCGGAACGTGGACGTCGTTCAGCACCGGGAATTATACCGCAACGTCCAGATTCTACGGGGCGGCGAGGACCGTACCGACCTGCAACGGGAGGAGTTCACGGGCGACGGCGAGAAGCGGTCATTCCAGACCATCTACAAAATCGCCGAGGAACCCGTTGTCACGGTGAATGGCATCGTGCAGGTGATGGGAACCCGTGGCAAGGACGATGGTCTCGCTCAATGGTATTTTCAGAAGGGCGAAAAGGAATTCAACATTGACGCGGACTCGGACCCGCCTGCCGTGGGCGACCAGATTGCGATTGAATATTACGGGCTGTTCCCCATCATCGTGCAGAAAACAACGTCGGCAGAAGTATCGGCACGGGTGAGCGCCGAGGGCGGCTCCGGGAAATATTACGACTGCGAGGAAGATTATTCCATCGAGTCATTCGACCACGCCGAGCAGAAACTGGATATGTTCCTGCGGAAGCATGGAATCTTCGCCGACCTGACCGAGTGCAATTACCAGACGGACTCCGCCGGACTCCGGGCCGGAATGTTCCAGTCCATCAATCTGCCCGAGTTCCAGTTCACCGATACGGTGCTGATTGATTCGGTGCGGACGTTTGACCTCCCGACCGGAGTACAGGGCCCGATTCTCCGGTACGACGTCAAGACCCTCGGCGGCGAGCATATCGGCGGGTGGTATGAATTTTTCAAGGCCATCGCCGCTTACGAGCGCAAGACCATCCGGGAAACGGACACGCTCTCCCTGCTCATGCAGTTCTATGAGTCCATCATCATCGCCGAGACGTTTGACACGACGACGGCATTGAACGACGCGCAGGACGATGCCCTTTCTTGCTTCCATGTTGGGTTTGCTCATGTCGGTTACACGTTTTACGGATATGATAGCGCCGGGGTGCGGCATCGTGAGGCGGTTGGAACTATGATTGTGAGGGAGCCCGAATAATGCAAAACGTGCTCAAGGGTCGGCTCCATGTCCTCGCCCGAAACGTCGAGACGCAGAAGATTATCCGCTGGGGATGGTTCGACAATCTCATCGTGACCACGGGCCGGGTTCATGTCGCGGAACTGATTGGCGGGTATCCGCGCCGTCCGTCGCATATCGCCATTGGCACCGGAGCGACCGCTCCCGTTGCAGGAAACACGACCCTGCAAACGGAAGTGTTCCGCAAACTCATCACGCGCCGAAAGGTTCCCGCATCGCCTAACAATTACAAAATCATCCTGCAGATGTTCCTGACGACGAGCGAGGCCAACGGGTACAACCTGACCGAGGCAGGAATCTTTAACCGCTTCACGGGCGGGACGATGCTCTCGCGGGTGACGTATGACGTCATTAATAAATCAACTTCGATTTCCGTGGTCTATACGTGGGAAATTTCGGTGAACGTCGTTTGATATAGGAGAGGACGCCAATGCCTTCCGTGAGCGAACCGACTGTATTCCCCTCGAAAAACGATATTGCGGACGTTGAGTTTGAGGGCGACCACGGCACCGAGAAAACCCTCTCCGACTGGATGCTGACCATGTCCCGGCAGAATCATGTTCTGTCGGGCTTGGGGTTCGGGGTGACGAGCGGGCTCAACGTCTATATCGGGAGTGGGATTGCGAACATTGATGGCAAGCGCGTCAACGTCCCGCACGCGGAAAATCTGACGCTGACCCCGACCGCAACGAACCATATTTTTCTTGCGCTCTCGGTGGACGTTGACGACCTTGTGGACGACGTCGAGATTGTCGTCAATACGACGGGAACCGTCCCCGCCATGTCGGTCAAACTCTACGAGGTCACGACCGACGCGACCTCCGTCACCGACACCGTGAACCGCCGCCAGTTCTCGCCGTTGTATTACGACACGCTCCGGGCGAGCAATCAGCGGACGCTGACGACCTCGGTTTATCCGTCTTGGTCGGATATTGCAAGCACGAGCATTATCATCCCGGCGAATTTCATTACGTCGCCCCGGCTCTGTCTGGCGTTTGCGACGCTGACGCTTGAGACGACGAGCACAAACGACACGCTCTATTATTTCCGGGTCAACCTGAACGGCACCGCATCGGGGACGCTCGAAAAGGTCATGATAAAAGGAAATATCTCGGGCGGCGTCGGGGGATGGTATAACGGATACCGCTTCCCGCTGACGCTCATCGGCGGGGCGTTGCTCTCGGCGGGCGCGAACACCATCAAGTTGCAGTACGCCAACACCACGCCGCCGACCGGGAACCTCTACCTGTTCGATTCAAACGTATTTGTAGTTCTGCTGTAACGAGGGAGGGAAACCGCCATGCGGAAATTTTTTCTCGGGCTTTGCCTGTTTCTTGGAGTCGCTTGCTGTGGCTGTGTTTCAGAAGCGACGAAACGACTCATCGCGGACGTGGAGGGTATCGGCCAGTTCCTTGAGGGCCATTCTGCCGACCCCGCCATTATCCAAGCCGGGACCGACGTCCGACTCGACGCCGCCGAAATAAAGACTGACGTTGGAGCGCCGAAGGTCGCGCCCGCCCCGTACACGCCCGCGCAATCGGCGGTCCTGCGGCAACAGGCGCAACAGTCGCGGGAAAATCGGTGGTC